TTTGGCCCCATTACCGCAGCACCATAAACCATTTCAGTTTTGTTTTCTCCTGACACAGTGCTACCAGTAAATGCTTCAACATCTTTAACTGTATGCATTGTTTTCATAAAACTTTCAAACTCTTCAAAACCTTTTTCTTCCATTAATTTATTAAATAATTTCATGTTGTTATTTATTGCTGCACTTGCATCACCTATGCCTATATCTGTTGGCATAACACCGTTTTGCGAATAAAATGCGTATGCTTGTTCTGCTAATTCAAAATTTTTATCTACTTTTAAACCATTAGACGTATTAGCTAACGCCCAAGTAAATGCAAATTTAGCTTGTGGATCTGTAGCTATTTCGGGATGCACTAATGACAATACACTTAATGCTTTTGTTACTTTTTCGTTATACCAACCAACTGCATTAGGATTAGTTTCTAACGCAAATTTTGCATCTGCAAGTAAATTGCGTACAAGATGTTTTTCTACTTCTACAGTAAATTGCGATAAATTTACACCTGCTTGTTTTGCAGCATCATTAATACGTTGTTGTAAGGCTATTTTAAAATCTCGATTAGTAGCATATTGTTTTTCGCCAGCAAAATCAAAACTATTAACAAGTTTGCCTAGTTCTAATATATTCTGTGGTATTGGTTTTCCTTTAGGCTGTTCTTTTGTTTTTTGTTCAAATAATTGTAAATCTTGTTTAAATAAATTATCAGTTTCTTGTGACCATGTACCGCTATTGTTAATAGATTTAACTGCTTTTGGATCAAATACAACTATTTCCTCACCATCTAAAACAGGCATTATTGCACCGTCATAACCTTCAGCTTCTAACCTGTCTCTAAATGCGTCAGACGCTGCACGACCACCTTCCCTTATTGCTAATTTTTCTTGCATTGTTGCTCTATATGGATTTTCTAATCGTGCATACAATTCCATTATTTGTGGGCCTGTATTGTCAGAAGTTAATTCTCCTCTATTTACTTTTGATTGTTTATTTCTTGCGTATATTTGTGCCAAACTTTTATTGTTAGTTAAATAAACACCAGTGCCTAAATAACCTGCATCATACCTATTAGGATGGTCAAGATCAAATTTATCAATACTATCAACAGTTCCGTGATATACAACTTGTGGTGTACCGTCAGAATTTTTTAATTTTGACTTGCCAAAAAAGTTTTTAAATTCTGGACTATTAATTTTAACTTTGCCATTTTGATCAAATAATGAACGTGTAGGTAATCCTAAATTACCTGTACTTTGTATGTTGTAAAAATATTTTTTAAATACATCAGTAGGTGACATATTTAAATCTTTAGCAAGTGTAGAAATAAAATCACGAGGTAACGTAGATAATAACTCAACTTGTTTAGGTGTATATAATTTTGTATTTTTAAGTTGTTCTTTTATATTGTTTTTTATTTCTGTTGTTTCTGTTTGTAATTTTTGTGTAGCTTCTGCTTGTTTTGCCATTAATTCTTTAAATTGTGCTTTTTCAATTTCCTGTTGTTGCAAAATAACAGTAGCTTCAGTTTGACTTTTACTTTTTTTAAACGGACGTAAATGTGGTTTTATTATTTCGCCAAAATTTGTACCAGCTAATTTTGCAGCGTATTGTCCAGTAGGAATTTCAACATCGCCAACACCACCACTTTCATTTATGTCTTTTAAATTTTTTGCTACATCAGGAAGTATTAATTCTAATTGTTCAATGTTTAAACCATTTTCATTTAATTGTTGGTTAAATATAGTTGCGTCAATATAAAAATCAGATATTTCTTTACCATCTGCAATTTCTTGTATATAACTTTCAAATTTATCTGGATTTCTTTTTCTTACTTTGCTGTTTTTTGCTTCTTCGTTAATTTTTTCAATTACTGCTGTTTCTTTAATTGATTTTTTAGCATCAGATATATTGACATAAAAATTACCGCTACCACCTACTAAACCTAATAGTGTCATTCCTTTAACTGTTTCTAACCAAGTAGTGCCTAATCTGCTGCCAATTTCATTCCAACCTTCTGGAGAAGCTAATAATGATTCTAATTCTGCTTCACTAAATTTTTTAGATAATTCTAAACCTAATATTTGCACAGCTTCTTGTCCAACTTCTGTGTTTGCTTCAGCTAATATTGAACTTAATACCTGTTTGCCATATTGTGTGTATGCAGATTTAAAAGTTGGTTTAGTTAATTCTTTTGCAACTTTTGCACCACCTGCTTTTAATATTCTGTTTTTAACAAATTGTCTTGCAGGTGCTGTTGCAAATTTAAAACCTATAAATTCTAAACCAGCATTTAATATACCTACAGCTTCTGAATATATTGCTGCTTGTTCTTCGTCTATACCCGGTGTATTAATATATTCAAGATATGCATGGCCTTGGTTAACTATGTTTGCATCAAGCGCAAATTTAGTGGCAAAACCACCAGCAAAAGTTAATGCAGAAAGTCTTGGATCAGATTTACCTGCCTTACCTGCTGCTACACCAAACGCTAAAGCAGTAGGTATTGTTTGCCATTGTTGCCCTATAAACGTAGCACTACCTTCTATAAAACCAGAACCATCTGCTGCAAGTTCGTTTCTTCTTAATTGTTTTTGTTTTATTAACTCTCTTATTTGATCTTTGTCTCCAATAAAATTACCACCTGTAACAAATTCTGCAAAACCATCTGGTAAATCATAATTCAAAAATCCATCTTTTAACAAATAACCCAATTGACCTATTTCATGGTCAAGTTTTCCAGCTTCTAGACCTTGACTAATATTTTCTGGTATTGCAAGAATATTATCGAAAAAATTAGGAAATTTATCTAAATTAGGAATATCATCATAAGCTAGTGCTGCAAAAGTAGGATCATTTAATTGTTTTAATAATATAGGATTTGTTTGTGCTAATCTTTTTTTTTCTATATATTGTTCTTGTTTTTTTTGTTTTAAAATGTTTAATGCGTGATCACTGTCTAAACTGATGCCATCTGGTAAATTTAATTCTTTAGATAATCTTTGTGCTTCACCGGTTTTTTCTGGATCTTTTTCAGATACGGATTTTAATATACCTTTTAATAATTCTTCTCTTTTTTTATTTTCACGTTCAAAATATCTATCAAAAGGGTTATCTTCTTCGTAATTTTGACTAGGTGCAAAATTTAATCTTAAATCAAATGGATTTTCTTCCATGTTAATCCTCCTCTTTATCTAAATTTTCATAAAATTTATAAACATCTTCTTTTGATTTTGGTCTGTTATGTAAAATCCACATTTCTGCAATATTAGTTTGTGTAGCTGGTCGGCCTTCTTTTCGTAATGATTTACTAATTAAAGTAATTACATCATCATTAATTTCACTTGGAAATACATTTATAGACTCACCGTCTGAATTTTGTACAGTAACGTACACATCGTCCATACGATCTTCGTCAACTTGATAATATATATTTTTATTTTTTGCATCAAAAAATCTATTATCAATACTAACTTTGTCTAATAAAATTTTTTCTAATGCATTTTCTTTTTCTGTATAGGTAACTTTTCGCTTTAACATTTCTTGCATATAATTTATTTCTTCATGCCATGCTTGTTGTATTGCAATATAATCTTGATTATTTTTTTTACCTTTTTTTGCTTTATATAATTTTTGTAATTTAAATTTGTTTAAAGTGTTGTGCAACATAGTTGTATCACCTTGCACAGCTATAATCTTATTTTCACCACCATTTTTTAATTTTTCACCTTCTGCTAAAAATTTTCTGTAATCTGATTTAGATAATAATCCTCGGTATTTTCCTATATTTTCTGGCAATATTTCTGTTGGATTCTTTAACAACTCAGCATATGTATTTGTATCAGATTCTTCTGGATGTCCATTTTTTAATAGACGTTGATCTTCTCTTGTAAAATCTTCTATATCAATACCGTTGTCTGCTAACTGAGTCCATGCATTGTTTTCTGAAAATGCAATTTCTTTTGCTGCTTCTAAATTAGCGTCATAAATTTCTTCTTTACCTGCTTTTTCTGCTTTGTAATTTCTTTCTAGTTCTGCTATTGCGTATGGTAGTTTTTCTGGATCTTTTATTATATCTTTTAATATTTTTATTCGATCTGCTAATAATGGCATTCCTGTTTTTTCGTCTGTTCTATATGAAAGCCCATCGTTAGGATCATAATCATAATTAATATCTGATTTTAACAATTGCAAATCATTAGCAATTTTTTCTGCAAAAGGGTGATCTCCTATTTTGTTAGACATATCTTCATTTGTGTAACTTATAACCTTATCAATTAATTTTGCATTAAATTCTTTTGCATATGTAGGGTCATTTTTTATACGTTCTAAATCTATACCTTCTGCAACTAATTCTCTTTTTGCTTTTGAAAAAAATGCATCTGCTTTTTTAATACTTAATTGTTTACCAACAAAAAGATGTATTGTTTGATGTTGTGGTAGTAAACGTAAATTAGAATCTTCTTGATAATACTTAGATGTATTTTGTAATTGCTCTAAAAATTCTTTAGCATCAGTTTCATTTATATTACTTGTATTTCGTTCGTCAGGTTTAAAACCATATTTAACAGTTCTACCAGTACCATCATCTAATGCGTTAAAACTGCTTAATGTAAATAATCTATTTGCTTTGTCTAAAAATGAACCGCTATTAGTATCACCACGATGTGTTAAAACTGCATTTGCTTTTATTTCCGCATCTTGTTTGTTATAACCAGTTTGTATTTTTTGTGCATATGTATTGTATGTTGCAGCATCAACTCTACCTTTTTCAGTTTCATCTGTTAAATATGCACTAGCATCATCAAAATCTTTTTTTGCAATCATTTGATTCAAAGTAGATACGTTAATTTTATTTATTACCCTTTGTATTAGCCCTGCTCTTTGTGAACTGCTTTCCGGCCAACCTTTATTGTCTGCGTATCTTGCAGCTAATAAAAGACTTATAGCTTTGTGTTTACTAAATTCACCAGAACCATCATGCCAATCTTCATAATTCTGCCCAGTTGTATCTGCAATAATATCTATTTCACTTAAAAATTCATTATCACGATATTTTGTAAATTCTGAAATTTCATGTTTAGTCATAAACATATTGGCAGAATTTAATGTACTTGCTGCTTTTGTTTTAAACAATAATTTCTGTGTATTGTTTTCTAACGATTCTTCAAACTCTTCTGATAGCCTTACAAGTTCAGCTTTTGTCTGATCAAGAACTGTTATAGGATTATCATCATCATCATATCCAACTGTTTTTATAGCATTCTCACCTTCTAAAGATGCATATTTTAATTTTGCTTCATTTACTTTAGCTAGATATTCATTGTGTTTTTGTGTATATACTGCGTCATCTCTTTCGTCTTGTAACTTTTGTGCAACGTCACTTATTTGTTGTCCTAGTTGCATTTGGCCTTTTGCCAATCTTCCTAATGCTTCGCTTTTTTCATCCGACATTTGCTGGATGCTGCCACCCTGCAACATGGTAGGGGCATTACTTTCTAGCTGAACTGTTGGTACTTCTAAAACCATATTTATTTACTCCAATGATCATTTTTTGCAATCTGCCCTATAACACCACCTGCCCCTGTCATTAACGTACTACTCATGTTTAAAAACGGACTAACAGCACTGGCAGAAGCAAACATATTACCTGCCGATACGCCTAACATATCTGATTGAATATTGGCTTGCACTCCTCTCATACGCATATTTCCTACAGCTTTTACCTTATTAACATTAATAGTAAGCCTATCTATTTCATCCAATACTTCTTGACTTACTTCTATATCTCTAGAACTACCAACACCAGCTACACCTCCTCTTGCTGCCATTGACGCTCTTCTTTGTCCTTTTTTTATTCCTTGTGCTAACGACTTAAGTTGTGTTTGTTTATTGTATTGCCTTGATATATGCTGCGCTTGACTTTCAATAGATTTGGCATTTATTTTTGCCATATACTGTTGATGCTCAAATTCTAATGCCTGACTTTTTAATTGATTTTTTCTAAATTTACCTTGAAAATAACTAGATACACCTCCAGAAATTAGACCACCTACTGACATTACATCGCCAAATTGTCCAAATTTCTTTTGCCATGACATCGTTGTACTTACCTCAACACATCCTTATTTTTTAGTATACATATATGATATGTCTTTACGGTTACACTATCCACCGATTGCAACTTCTAATGTCATACCTACAACTGTTAATGGTAATGGGTCAGTTTGACGTACAAATAATTGACCATTGTCTTGCCATGTAGGAGTAAGCATAATTTTTATATCTTCTGTTTTTAATCGTGGTGGTGAACCATAAGGTTCATTAGTACGTTGTTTTGCTTCTACTAATTTGTCTGCACTAGGGCCAGCAAATATACCAGAAGATTCCAAAACTCTTAACCAAACATGATTGAGATTTTTTACACGGCCTTGACCAAATGCTTCTGTTTGTAATGACATTGGCATTGTTTGTAAATCGCTTTCATATTCTAAACCTATATGTACAACGCTAGATGCACGATCTAAAGTAATAGTTCCGCTAGATATTGTCTTTTGTGGATGTACAGCACCATCAGCTAAAATACTAACTGTTTTACCTTCTAAATAATTTAATCCTGATATAACATTTCTTGCTACTTCAAAAGTTGTTATAGCAGTATTCCGTAAACTTGCTGGCAAATCTACGTCTAGTTTTACTGTTGCTACAGTTGCATTTGTTGTAGCAGTAATATTACAACGATAATAATTTGTACCACTAATTAAAACAATTGCATCGCCTACATCATCAACATTAGGAGGTGCATTAAATAAATTATAATTAGCAGTTATGGTAACGCTTTCTCCTCTTGTATAATTTGTACCGCCAGATATAGTTACAGTGCGACTAGCGTCTGTATTTGTGCCATCATATGTTGAACCTGCGTCAACAAAAAATGCATCACGATCTTTAGCATACAATCTTGTATTCATACGTTCTATAAATTTTTTTGTTGCTCCATTAATAGTTCTTTTTATAACGCAATAAAGTGCATCATCATTTCCTTCTGAAACAGTTGCAACGCTTTCAAATGTACCGTCAGTATCGTGTTGATGCCATGCACCAATAGTTTGTTCTGGCACATATGTAAAACCTAATAATTTACCATTACTACTTACAAACCAAACTATAGGAATAGGAGATTTAGCTAACGCCATATCTGTAACAGTTAAATTATCAAACAAATGTGGCGCACGAAGTGATAAATCACCAGTAATAAATCCATTAGCTTGCCAGTTATAACCAAGTTCTCTAACGTGACCACCACGAGAAGAAGCATATACCATGCTGTTGTTAACAATTACTGGTTGTGCATTATTAGCACCTACATACGATTGTGGTTTTACAGATATAGATGAAGGTGTTATAGCGTCACTGTTAATAGACGATACACGCCATTCTGCTGATCCTGTAAGCATAAGCAGGTTAGTTAATGGAACAATGTGTCTTATAGTATTTGCTTCGCGAGCAGCAACTCTAAACTTAATTCGATCATCATCTCGTATAGGTAAACCAAAAGATAAATTACTTTCAGTACCTGATTTGGTCATTAATATAGTTTGCGGTTCATTATTTGTTCCAGCAAAAACTCTACGTTGTTCAAAATAAGATACAGCACCCGGATAATTATCAGTAGATGCAAATTCGTTTTCGTATATAGGTGGTGTTCGAGAAAAATTAGGTGCAATGTTTGCATCTACAATAGATGTAGCAGTTGTTTCACCAAGAAATCCATATATACCAGCCTGTTCTTTATATACTCTGTACTTTGATGCACCACTAACTGCGTTCCATGTAATAGTATTTTTAGCTCCTGTTACATAGATATTGTTATCTACTGATGCAGAACTAGATTGTGAACTTTCATCAACTAAATTATCTTTAACTGCTGTAACAACATATTCATGAGTTTCGTATGTATCTGTGTTTGTACTACTTGACGAAGGTATATATCTAGTAACACTTACACCACCGGGTGCTGCTAACGGACTAGCAAAATTAATGGTTTTTAGTTCCCATTTTGTTGCACCTAATCTTCTTAATTCTCTTGGTGCATGATTAGGATGCACTAATGTCATTACGTCAGCAGATTGTACATAATGCACATCAAACAATTCCGCTTCCTGAAATGGATGTGGTATTTCGTAAATATTTGGATTTGTTGGTAAAGGATACCAATTAGTTGCGTTAGGTGGCTGACTATTAGAATGCGCTGTTTTAGCGTAATAATTGACACCTCCTTGTTTTGCTATATCACCAATTACATAATTAGTACTATTACTCCATGCTGAACCATCAGAATATGATAATGGTTGGCCTTGTGTATGAAACCTAAAATATTCATGGCCCATTTCTATAATCATTGTCTGCACTGTAGAAAAAGTAAAAGACAATAACCTAACTGCTTTTGTACTATCTTTAACTTCTGCTACATATTTAAAACCTGCTCTGTTTTCTGCTGGCCCTTGTGGTTTAGCAATAAAGTTACGCATTGTTGCTGCGCCTTGCTGAAACTTAGCATCATCAATACGACCAAACATTTCTGGTGATATTTCACCTCCAGAAAAAGATCTATAAAACGTGCGTGTAACTGGCATTGTTTACCTCCCAGATGTCCAAGGCACAATATGTTCTATCGTTATATCTCGATGTAAATTATCTGCTTGTTTTGCACTTGCCAAATATCCCATCATCATTTGTGTAGAACGTTTTGCTTCTGCCATTCCTTGATCACCTTTTATTATTGGCCCTGCAAGCATAGATGCCAAATGCCATGACAACGTAACAACAAATAAAGGAGAAAATAATGATGCATCAGTAATAAATGCTTGATACCTTAACATTGCATTTTCTTGATTGGTATAAATATATGCTCCTTCTACTGCAAATTGTTGTGGTGTATATTGGCCAGCTACTATTGTTGGCGCATAGTTAGATGTTATACCACCGGGAGTATCACCAGCAGACATTCTTGTAGCGTAATCGTTTTGTGCTGATGGGGATATTATTGCTACAGGTGACATCATGTCAGCAGGTGCTGCGTATGCATAATCCCATTGATCTAATGTGTTTGCTGTAAGTGCAAGATTGCTACGTTTAGATGCAAAATTCCATGTGTGCATTTCTAGCAATGTGTTTCTTGCTATCGGATAAAAACGTGCAGCTTTTTCTGCTTGCGCTGATCCTTCTGGTGGGGATAGCGTAGCGATTGTTGCATCATCACCCAAATGAGCTAGGGCAAGGTTGCAAATATCGACTTCAGTTGCCATAACATCTCCTAAAAAAAGAGGAGGTTAGCAGTATTACCACTAGCCCTCCAGTAAAAAATAAGAAAACTAATGCCTATTTATTCGCTGCTTCAAGTTGACCTATCAGAGTTTCTTTAGTTTGTCTTCTATCTAGTTCAATACCAATAGAACGACCAAACACTTCAAGTTCTGCTTTAGTCATTGATTCATAATCAATTGATTGAGCAGTTGGTTGAACATCAATGTCAGGTTCAGTTCCACCAACTAATTCAATATTACTATTGAACTCTCCGTTGTATTCAAACTCTTCGTTCGCCTCTCTCATGGATTGACCAACAAAACACTTGACTTTAGCTCTGTAAATAGGCATAGATTCTCCTTATTAAGCTACGGTAAAGCCAGAAGCATAGTACTTTCTGCCATCACCAATTGTTTCTACTACATCTGCTGTAATTTTACCAGCGTTAAATGTACCAGCAACTGTGTATCTAGCACCTAGATATCTTTGACCTTTGCTTGCAATCTGTGGATTGATGCGTACTACTACGTTTTTACCAACTGTAAGTGCTGCTGTAAGGATTGCATCGCTGCTACCGATAACAGTAGGACTAGACAAGTTAGCGTTTGCACTAGAAACAACTTCAAACTTTACGCTTGTACCGTTTGCTAATGCAGTAGTAACAGCAAAGTTCATGTATAAAGCAGTACCTTCACCTACATCTCTAGCAACACTTAAATCAATAGTGTCAGTAGAAAAAGCAGTTGTAGTAATTGCTTGATCTTCGCTCACTCTGAGCAGTTTGTCTGTAATCATTTTAGATCTCCTTTGTTAATAAAAAAAGTTAACTTACCGCAGATTCAGTATTAAGTAACGCATCTACTCTTCTTAGAGGTACACCCAAGAATGATAGATAACTCTGTGCTGATCCAAACTGAGATAGACCCTCTTGAATAGCTAATACAGATTGTGACTTATCAAGTGCTGCAATAGATAATCCTGAGTGAACAGTTCTATTCATGTAGAATGCTGCTCTTCCCATTGCCATGTTAGGAATTCTGTACAACGCTCTAGCCATAAGCTTAATTAGCGCAGTGCTTGCACTAGCTGCTTGTGTACCAGAACCTGCTAATAGGTCAGAAATGTCAATGTTACAAATACGAACAACGTATCTCCAATCTTTAACTACCAAACCGTTCTTCCACTGATAACGAGTAGCAAAAGCTTGTAGTCTTGTACCGTCACTGTTGTAAACAGTTTGTTCGCCTAGATCTTCGTGTGTTAAACCTGCTTTAGATCCTTTAGGGAAAGGACAATATACAGTGTTGTCACCCCAAACAACTAGATATACAGAAGCATTATCAGAACCTGATCCACCTGCATTAAGAATGTTTACTGCGTTGTCAGCAGATAAATCACCATATCTTGGTGCTAAACCTAAAAACTTCTTAGGATCTGTTCCGGGATTACCATAGAACATTGTTTCAGCTTGAGTCTGGTT